ACTTGCTCTGTGTAAAATTTTCCAGATCACCTATTGTATCAGTAACCCATTGGTCGAAATCGCCGCTATTTTTCATTAATAGCTCTGCGTTATCCTGTGTATATTCAAGTTCATCTTCTAGATTTAGTTGAGATACATCTACCAACAGAAACTCTTCGAGGTACTTGTATTTTAATCCTGTCCAACCTTTAATTATCGCTGCACTATACTGATTTACAAATAGTTCTTCATCTAACGAATCTTCAAAGGCTCTAGTCTTTTTATTAAACTTTTGCTTTAAACACTTATTTCTTAGCTTGAGTAATTCTTCTCTGCCTAAATAACAAAGTTCAATTGTGAAGCCATCATATCCTGGATAATCTATTCCTACTGTCTTGCTTGGAGTTAATAAACTCTTAAGCGATACTGGTTCTTTTTTTACATTCTGTTCTGTCATTATTAATTCCTAAAAATGGAAGGGCCGAAGCCCTTCCGAGTTTGTTTTTATTACGACGTGTAAGTTACTTTAACTTCGTTTGTCGCGCTTGCAGCTGTGCTTGATGATAAATCAGTTGCTAGTCCGTGGAAAGCCACGTCTACTGATACTACATCTTCAAAGCTGTGGGCTGGTAATTCTAAATGTGCTTTGCCAACTTCAATATTACATCTTGGAGTGTTTCCACTTCCACCGATGCCAAAGTTTAAATCAAACGCATTAGTAATTACGCCTCTAGACTCTTGTAGTCTCTCAAATAAGTCTAATGACCCATTTGCTGTGTCATTTAGATAACACGTGAAGTTACCTGAAACTGACCTTGTTCCCATTACATGTCCTAATGGAAGATTAACTGTACCTAATGTTTCTGGTGTTAGATAAGTAAGATTATTTTCGATTGTAATATTACCACCTGTTAATGTAACACCGTATGTTACATCATTTACACCGTCTACTGCCAATGCGCCTAATGTACCTGTTGATGCTGATACATCAAAGCTAATTGCTAAGTCTGTTAATTTTTGTCTTATAAAGTTACTTGATGAACTTATGCCTTCGTTTACTATACCTAAAGTGGTAGTTCCAGTTACACTATTACCTGAATCAGTAGCTCTAGTTTCTAGAGTTGCTACTTCTTCTACAGATTTACCATTTCCAGACCAAGCAACTTGTGCTAATCCTTCAATGTCAAAGTCTACGGAAGCTGATCCAATAGAACAGTCCGCTACTTTATAAACGGTTACACCGTCTGTACCTGTAGTGTAAGTATTACCTTCACTATCCTTAGACGCTCCTAGTACAAAGAACAAATCAAATACTCCAAGAGTGACCTGATTAGAATTCGCAAAGTTAAAAACATTTGGCTCGTAATCAGTCATAGTTCCTGCAGAATTCTGTCCTGCTCCTTTGTCATAGTCTTTCGCAGACATAGCAGACCATAAAGGCCCTTCTACTGCGAATTTTTTAGCGTTTCCAGCATGTTGACCATTAGTAACACCATCAGTTGCTGCACTAGGTGCTGCACTTCCTGATGTAGTAGGTCTCATGTAGGTTGAAAACGACCATTCTGCTGGGGCAAAAGAGTCCGTAAACATTGCTCGACCTCTTTTAGAATATCCAGCACTGGTGGCTGCTTCGTTCAGAGTAACCTCTGAAGTATTTGTCCCTTGACTGAAAGAAAAACCGTCTAACACAGGTATCTCATAAAGAGCTGTTTTAGCGCTCGTTCCATCTAGGCTGTGGGTCATAAATACTTTGGTATCTCTACTAAAGAAAAATGCCATTCTTTTCTCCTATTTAATATCGAATCTCTAAGGTGATTTCTCCTACACCAAGAGGTTCGAGTACTCCTTCATCTGTGTCTACTGTACCGATTGTTGTCTGTACTGTAGAGTGAGATGCTCCTGTCGAATCGTAATACGTTAAGGGATCTTTATCCTCTAGTACTGTTTCAACATCTTCTAACAATTCTTCGAGTGCTTCAATGACATCATCATCATCAGAAACATAACATCGAACTGTTAATCTTAAAAATCTAAACCTAAACCCACCACCGTCATATTCACGAGTTTCGGCTCCTGCTCCTATATGTATAGTCGGGAACTCTGTAACTTCATCCCAAAATTTTAGTCTGCGTTCTACTTTAGAAACAGCTGACCTAAATGGTGGGCTTCCGTTTATTTGTTCTAGTTCCATAGCTAGAGCTTCTACAATGGCGCGTCTACGCGTGGTGTGTTTCCTTGCTAAACTGCTTTCCATTATACTCTCCTAACTCTAAGGAATCTATCTCCTATTATACTCTGTGCGATTTCTCTTACAGACTCCCCAATAATCTTTCTTGGGTCTCTTTGTGTGCTACCTTGTGCGTTGCCTGGTTCAAAAGTCTCATATGGGTCTCTCATATAAGTATAGTTTACATTTACACCGCCTCTTGGGCCTACCATAACATCTTCTGCTCTTGCACTACTTGCAAATCTTCCTGACCTAAAGTTTAGTGCAGGGCTTGTCATTTTTGAAGCAACAACTTTTGGTAGTGCTTCATTTAACAAGGCTTCTAATGCTAAAGGATTATCTTCAGTACGCATTCTTGCTTCCTTGCCGCCTCCGTACTTAACCTGTCTTAACGCTGCTCCCGATACTACTCTTTTCTTTGCTTTCTTCCCTTTTCCAGTAACACCTCTTGCTTTACTTTCTTCTTTGTGTTTATATTTTGCATCTGCAAAAAGTTTTTTATTTATCTTAAAGCGCATGTCGGGCATACCACTTGAAGTTTTCATACTCATTGCTACTTTTGCAAAGACACCTCTTTCAGCCATTTCTACTAAAGAAAGTGAGCCTTTTTCAGTAGGATTATAATTTTTCGCTAATTTAGTATATAAATCTGCAAAAAATCCATCTAACCCTGTTCCATCTAATCCATCCCCTTTATCAGCATATTTTGCTAGAGCTTTTTTATCTTGGTGTCCTAAAACAACAGTAATAATTACAGATTTTAGTGCTACAACACCTTCTCCCTGCCTATCAAATATATCAATCTTGTTAATACCTCTTAACTTATCTGCAGAGTTAAAAGCAGTATTAATATCATACTGAACTTTATTTAGTGCTAGTTCTTTCTTACTTCCAGGCCTAGCTGATATTTCACCTTTCATAAGAGGATCAAAAGCTGATTCTAAAAAGTCTACTAGTCTTGCAGTAGAATCGTTTCTTGCTCCTGCATCGCTACCTGCAAACCCTGCGTTAGAAGCTTGGGCTTTTGTAACAGCATGGTGTCTTTGATGCTGTGCCGCTCTAACAGGAATAAATCTTCTTGCCCCTTTTGTAGTATTAAAATGTTGAGAAGCATCTGTTCCCGAGTCATCTTGATACTGATTTGCATATTTCTTTGCATCCGCATGCAGTCCATTAGCAGTATGTCCCATTATCATTTTTAGAACATCTTTAATTATCGGTAAATCAGCGTCTGAAGGTGACTTATACATAGTAAAATTTTGATAAAATCTTACTTTATAGTCTCTACCTTGAGAATGAATAGTAACTTGATTACCAGCAGATGGATCGTACCTTCTGTCTATAGGTAAATCAACTCCCGTAGCTTTATCCTTTTTTAGAGTACTTGCTAAAACATCAAATCCTGCAGATTTGTACTTCCCTTTTAACAAGTTCACACCCATTCTTTTAGTGTAACCCTGCGCCGCTATTCTTTCTAATCTAGGTTTTATTAGTCGCCATTCTTTAGCATTTAATCCTCTAGGTTGTTTTCTCAAATATAGTGCTACTTCTGTTACAATATAATTAACTATCCATTCTTGAGTATAAAAGCTTTCTGTAATATATCTTTTACTCTGATTCTTTGTAGATACTTTAGACCCTGGATAATGTGCGAGAAATTTATCAATTTCTCCAAACATTGTATCAAGAGCCATTAAATTACTACTCTATATAAATCCAGTACTCTTTTTATGTGGTCTGGAAAATCTGAAGAAGTTCTTATACCCGAAGTTCCTTGATTTTGTACTTGCGCGCCACCTAATGTTCTTCTTTCTTTGTGTTCGTCTCTCATATAGTAATTTACTAAGTCAAAGAGTGCTAATTGTAAATCTTTAGGAGTAGTGGCATATCCAGCTTTGTATGTAATTCTGACTGCCCCCATACCTTTTGCCCAATTTTTGGGATTTCCACTCGTATGTGTTCTGATTATCGCATCAGATTCAGTATCAACATAGTATTCATAGTTACCTGTCGTCAATTCTACATAAGGTTCTGAGTAAGCTGTTCTTTCTTCTACTTTTGAAACCTCTACTAGCGGACTCTCACTCGTAATTACGGTTGTTGTCGCTGTATCGTTCATTGAGAAAGTCTCAACTTTGCTTGTGCTATAAAAATCTATAAAACTTATTCCACAATATTTCTTTACTAAGTCAGATACCTGAGGTACTATAACTGCAAGACGGTCGTCATCCTTCTCTCCTCTGAGACCCTCTGCATCTTTGTATTCTGCTACTGTAATTAAATCTGCCATAATAAAGTGGTGGGTTATAGGTAACCCACCAAAAACCGTAATTAGGTATTAGCTACCTTTATAAGCAAATGCCCACTTAGAAGTTGCACCGTCAATTAAGTCAGTGAATCCTAATCTCTGAGAAGCCACTAGGACTCTTCTTTGATTAGCTACTTCGTAGTCAGATTCTATTGTAACACCTCTTAATCTTGGCATTACATAGTTTCTTGGGTATACAGCGATTGCGCCATATTTACCAGCTGCTTTAGTTGCGAATTCATCACACATGATTACTCTTGATCCGAATACTTGTCCGATTTCGCCTGATAGTTTTGTTGCCATGTCGCCAACTAGGTTAGCATCTTGGAACTCAGCATCTTCTAGTAAGTTGTAGTACACGTCTTGTGAGACAATGTAAACAATTTCTGAAGGATTGATACCATATTTACCCATGTTCTTTCTCATGGCTAATAGGTCAGCTGCTGTAACTGCATCAGTTGCTGCGAATCCAGAAGCACCGTCTGAAGTTTCGTGGTTATCACCGTCAGCCATATTTAATAGCCCAGCAAACGCTCCTGATGAATAAACACCATTGTCGTGGTTACCAGCTAAAATAGCATTTTCGATACTTCTTGCGTGTGATCTTACCATTGACTCTCTAATTAAAGGAAGTATTGGCATGATTGCATCTTCTTCAGTCTCATTACCTAAGTATGATTGTGAAATCAACTTAACTGTTGAAAGTGTTCTTTCAGCTAAGTCT